AGGATCTCAAGGTCCAGTTGGTTTCCAAGGAGCACAAGGTCTTGTCGGAGCACAGGGTCCAGTCGGCGCACAAGGTGCTGTAGGTTTCCAAGGAGCACAAGGTAATGCTGGTGCTCAAGGTGAAACTGGAGCACAAGGTGCTGTAGGTTTCCAAGGTGCCCAAGGTAACGCAGGGGCACAAGGACAAGTAGGCGCACAAGGTCCGGTCGGATTCCAAGGCGCACAGGGTAATGCTGGTGCACAAGGCGAAACAGGATCTCAGGGTCCAGTAGGTTTCCAAGGCGCACAGGGTAACGCAGGGGCACAAGGTGAACAAGGCTCTCGTGGCCCTGTGGGGTTCCAAGGCGCTCAAGGTAATGCTGGTCCTCAAGGTGAACAAGGTTCACAAGGTCCAGTAGGTTTTCAAGGGGCACAAGGTCTTGCTGGTGCTCAAGGTCCGGTAGGTTCTCAGGGACCTGTGGGGTTCCAAGGTGCCCAAGGTAATGCTGGCGCTCAAGGAGAACAAGGCGCACAAGGCGCAGTTGGTTTCCAAGGTGCCCAAGGTAATGCTGGCGCTCAAGGAGAACAAGGCGCACAAGGTGCTGTAGGTTTCCAAGGAGCACAAGGTCTTGCTGGTGCTCAAGGTCCAGTAGGATCTCAAGGTAACAGAGGTTCACAAGGTCCAGTAGGATCTCAAGGTAACAGAGGTTCACAAGGTGCTCAAGGTAATGATGGTGCTCAAGGTCCAGTAGGATCTCAAGGTGAACAAGGTTCACAAGGTCCAGTAGGATCGCAGGGTAGCAGAGGTTTACAAGGTTCACAAGGCGAAACAGGATCGCAGGGTAATGCTGGATCTCAGGGTCCAGTAGGATCTCAAGGACCAGTAGGGTCTCAAGGTGCAGTAGGATCTCAAGGACCGGATGGTGCACAAGGCGATGTCGGGCCTCAGGGATCGGTCGGTAATCCAGGCCCTCAAGGGGCGCAAGGTGTTGCGGGAACTACCGGACAACAAGGACCAGTGGGTGGATTTGGTAACGCGGTATTGTTCAACACATCCACTTCATTCCCGTCAAACGTAAACGCAACTGCTTCTTCAGGAATTAAATCATTCCGTACAGTAGATCAAATTTTCATTGGTGACGTTTGGTGGCATATCAATACAGGTCGAGTATTCAGATCAACGCAGAATGTAACTGGATCAGGAAGCGCTATCTTTACAGAATTGACTAATAACCAAGGATTTATCGATATGAGCGGTATACTAAATACAGGTAATGCACCAAATGAACGTATCGAGTTCTCATCAACATCGATTGATATTTACGACAACGGCAATTCGTTGAGGGTGAAAATCGGTCAGTTATAATTTTTTACAATTAGGTTTATTATGTTCACAGTGATTGATAATTTTTATGCAGATCCCGATTCAGTTCGGGATTATGCATTAAGTAAAGAGTTCAATGTATCAGGCAATTATCCTGGCCTACGTACAGAGACATGTACGAACGAAGGCGGTTACATTGACAATATTAAGTCTACATTAGAAAACATCATCGGAAAGAAGATCACTTACTTTCCACTCGATGATTACAACACTTCTTTTCAATACACAACCAAAGACGCAAAAACGTGGATCCATCACGATAAGATGTCGTATGCAGGTGTTGTCTACCTTACGCCAAATGCTCCTCTCGATTCAGGAACCGCAATTTACAAACATCAAATAACCGGCATTATGAAACATGGTCCGGAATGCCCAGTAGATTTTAATGACTTCGAATTAGTAGAAGGCGAATGGGATATTGTGGCTGAAGCAAAAAATGTGTATAATAGGCTTGTAATTTACGACGCGATGTATTATCATAGAAGCGTAGTGCCTGGATTCGGAACCGACCAATACAACGGTAGACTGTTTCAAACGTTTTTCTTTGATGTAGAGTAATCATGAAGTTAATGACAACCTTATTGACATCTAATGATGTCTCTAAGTTAGAACGATTAATTCGATCTGTTCAGGGAGTTATACGTATCGCCCCCGTCGAATGGGAAGTGGTGATCGTCGTGAACAGTATTCACGAAGGTTACTATGAAGAAGTACTGAAGATAGATCAACCGTTTCGAGTAATAAACACCGAGAGTAACGGTAAACCCGGCCGAGGTAAGAATGCATGTCTTGATGTATTCTTAAAGAGTGATGCGGACTATGTGTCTCAGATCGATGGAGATGATTTTTTATACCCGTCATATCTACAATCTTTGTATAATCATGTCAAACACTACTCGTGCATTGATGTATTGGGCGTGATACCATGTGACTCTATTTGTGACTGGGAATTAAAAGCAGGTCACTATTGGTGGGTCAATGAAAAATATCACGCAAGTGTTTGGGGCACATCGATGTGTTCGCCCAGCAATACGTCAGGGCCCGGAGTGAGTCATCTTTTTACAGATGATAGACCTGTGTCGATAGATTTCATTATGTTGCAGAGTCGAAAGTCGGCACAACACAGAATGAATGAAGATATAGGTAATGGTGAAGATCATGCTTACACTTATAAATTACTGAGTGAACATCAAAAAGGAAATCTATGTTATTTCTTATCAATGTCCAGTGACATGTATTGTATCGATCGAACAACTGAAGGCAGTGCACAGAAGGTTCACAGTTACGATGAATACCTTGGACCACTAAGAGAAGAAGCGTTGAGACATGTTGAGAAATGGCGCAGCAGTCCATACGAACTTCCGGTGATATACAAAGACTTACTTATGACACATCATCAAAAACAAACATGGTTAAATAAATTCTTAGAGACCTTTTAATAATCGTTATAAATAAAGAATAATTATTTCTATTTGGGAAAATCAAATGCCAGCTATAGTAAGACAAACAATGAGCAGGACTCTGGCGCGAGATCTTCTGACGGATGTTCAGAACTCTAGCAACGAGTACTACATTGGTATCGCAAAATCCGATGTGTTTAACGAGACAGACTCCGTAATCGATCCTGTTGATTGTCTACGAGAAGAACGAGAATTTAGGAACAACCTACAGTCGATTAAGAAAGTCGAAGGTTCTACTATGGTTGCTAAACGCGTAAACTGGTCGTATGGTTCTATCTACGCAGGATGGGATGACGGAGTTAAATCAGACATCGATGAGAACTGGACACCATTCTATGTATTGACTGATCCAAAAGAAGTCTACGTATGTCTGGCACCCGCTCTTAATACTGCGGGGATTCCGATATCATCTATTGTAGAGCCTAACTGGGGTCTACATGCTCCAATGAGTCCAGAGACAGACCCTAACGCGCCGATGTACAATGTACGTGAGTGGTGGAAACCATTTACTACTTCTGACGGGTACGTTTGGAAATTTTTGTATTCATTGACCCCAGAACGCATCTATCAGTTTCTATCATCTAACCACATTCCTGTACAAGAAGCTGAGGAGTCTTTAGCGCTAGGTGATCCAATAGAAGATCTGCAGTTCCAAGTAAAAGAGAACGCAGTGAGTGGACAGATCATTCGTACAAGGGTTGTAAGCGGTGGTGCAGGATATGCGAACCCGCCTCAAGTCATTATTACAGGGAACGGTACAGGCGCTGCAGCGACTGCTGAGATTGTTGATGGTGTTGTCACTAAAGTAACCATGACAGATTATGGTGTAGGTTATACTTATGCATCGTTCGAACTGGTTGGCGGTTCGACTTCTGCGGTAATAGAACCAATCATCACAAGTAAAAGGGGTCTGGGTTATGATCCTATAGATGATTTAAAAACAAGTTCGGTTATGGTCAACATCAAACCAGATGGCACTGTAGAAGACACATTCATTGTACAAAACACATTCCGTCAGATGGGACTGATCAAGAACCCTATGCAGACAGATACCACCACGCCATACACTAATACATCGGCAAAGGTTTTGCCTTCTATGGTATTAGTGAATGACTCTCCTTTCGAGAAAGGTAAAGAGATCGTAGGTGCACAATCTGGCGCACGTGCATACGTTGATGATAACGTAGGTGCGGAAGTGTTCTATCACCAGAATCTATCTACTGGATTCGAACTGTTCCAGATCGGTGAAGCTGTTACGCAGGTTGGTGTTGTTTTGACTGGCGAGATTTCTGATCTAAACCTTAAGAATGTCATCGATCGTTCATATGGCGAAGTTCTATATATTGAGAACCGTGCGCGTATTCGACGTGACGAAGAACAACAAGAAGACATTAAGATAGTTATTACTGTATAGGATTAATCATGGTAGATTTTACAAACAAGACGTTCAGAGAAACATACCGCGATTTCTATGACGCGAATGACGGTTACTATCGTGTTCTATACAACTCCGGTCGTGCACTTCAAGCTCGTGAACTAATCGAACAACAAACAATCATTCAAGAAGAAATCGCACGATTTGGGCAAAACATCTTTAAAGAAGGTGCGATGGTCAACCCAGGCGGCGCGACTGTTAACAACAAGATAGAGTATATTCGTCTTACACCTTCAAGCGTCACTACACCAGACTTGGTCGGCGTTACTTTAACGAACGGTACAATCGAGTTTAAAGTTCTAGAGATTGTTGCCTCAGTCGGTTCAGATCCAGAAACATTGTATGTACAGTACACAGATACATCTGCGGTCACTGATACTACAAAGGCGGCACGTGTATCTTCTCTCGAAGTTCTTTCTCGTGTTGATAGTGTTTCTGTTAATTTAACTGTTGCTGATGATAGTTCAGATCCTATCTCAGCAGCTGGACGTGCAACCAAAGCATATTTTTCCTCTGGCGATTTCTTTGTGCAGGGACACTTTGTATATTTGGAAGAAGGCAGTTCTTTCATCTCCAAGTATAGTTCAACCCCCACTGCTGATATCGGTTTTAAAGTACAACAACGAATCATCACTGAAGGTGAAGATCCAAACCTGTATGATAATCAGGGAGATGTGCCGGATCGAACTGCGGACGGTGCACATCGTTATCAAATCAAACTAATTCCTACTACACGTGAACTGTTCGAAGCAGAATCCGAACCAGAAGGTAACTTCGTATTCATTGCACGTGTTGTTAATGGCGTCATCACTCGTGAAGTCACAACGTTCGATGCATACAATCGAATCAACGACTTGATGGCACAACGTACCAAAGAAGAGTCAGGTAACTATGTTGTCGAGAAGTTTACTGCAATCTTTGAAGAGAAAGACGAAAATAATCTAAATCTAGATGTCAGCGAAGGTATCGCTTATGTGGATGGTTATCGACTAGACATCGGTGCGACTGACATCACTGTACCAAAGGCACGAGACACACTAGAGAAACTTAACGAACCTGTACCAGCGACATTCGGTAACTATGTTTATATCGAAGAAGGTCCTGTAAACGGAACAGGGTCTGAAGGGTTCGGCCGACTTGCAACATTCGGTCATCAACGTCTAAAAACATCTCCTACTGGTGACTATATCGGTTACTGTAACGTCCGCGCTGTACAACGTGATGGTACTGGTGTTCGTCTATACATCTTCAACATTCGTATGGATGCCATACCACCGGCACAAGGCGGAGGATCTCACAGTTTCTCTGAAGCAACAATTTTAGAAGATCCAACTCCAGGCCTAGGTAATCCGCAGATTGTCATGATCGATAGTGTCATTCACGAAGCGGCAGATAACAGTCTATTGTTCGAACTACCAAGAACGACACCAACAAAAGATAGCATCAACGCAAATTACACTGCGCAGGTCACGACAACTGTTCAGTCAGATAACACGGGCAGTCTTACACTAACAGGTGTAGAACAATCACAGTGGATAATCGCTGAAGAGAACGGTGAAATCTTACCAGATACTCCAGACTCATCGGGTACATATACAGGTCTGAAGAATAGTCATCCATATACTGTCGCGTATTACGTAGAGAAGACTAATATCACTCCGCGCTCGAAGACAATCACAGAATCAGTCGAGTACTACTCAGTAACTGCGTCTGATCAACAAGGTCGTCCTCTCTTCTTAGATTACACAGACGGCATTAAGTTGAAGTCTGTTAAGTATCGACCATCAACCGAAACTGGACCTTGGGACGATGCAGAAGACATCACGCACCAGTTTACACTAGACGGTGGTCAACGCGATAACTTCTATGATCGTTCGGTCGCATATCTGAAAGCAGGATATCTCATTCCTTACGATAGTGTTGCCAAAGACGTACAGGTCGTATATGATTACTATGCCCACGAAGACAAAGAAGGTTACTTCTGTGCGGCGTCTTATGTAGATGATGCGTACGAAGATATTCCAAAGCACACACTGGCCTCTGGTCAGGTCGTCTGCTTGCGTGATGTACTTGACTTCCGTCCAACTAGAGAGTTCTCAGGATCGTATCTACGTGAGTTCGTGGTGAAGGCACCACTACCACAGAACGCATCCGCAATCTCAATCGATGATATTGAGTACTATCTGTCACGTATCGACATTCTTGTTGCTAACGTAGTAGACAGTCGAGGTGGTGTTGGATTCGGTGAGTTGCAGGTTATTCAAGGTCAGTCTGCAGTTACTCCACGTGAACCAGAGATCCCTACAGGATCGATGGCAATGTACAAGTTCAGATTGAACGCGTACACATTCGACAAGTCTGATTTATCGAGCGTTTACATTCCTAACAAGCGATTCACCATGAAAGATATCGGTGAACTAGAGAAGCGTATTGACAATCTATATGAAATGACAACGTTGAATCTGTTAGAGAACAACACCGTCACACTACCTGTTCCGGACGCAACTGGCGCAGAGAGAATAAAGACAGGTTTTATTGCTGATAACTTTAGTTCATTCGTTTACTCAGATATTAACAACCCTAACTATCGTGCATCACACGATCCAAATGGTCAACTAAAGCCGTCGTTCAGAGAGAACTCTGTTCGTCTATCTTATAGCACGGACAACGTTGACGCTGTCGTGAAGAACGGCGATGTAGTTACGTTACCATTTGTAAGTACTGCATTGACTTCACAGAATCTGGCAACAGACATTATTAATGTTAACCCATTTGCGGTTGTAAGTCAAGTGGGTACGATGGAACTATCGCCATCTTCGGATGAGTGGATCGAGACACGAGATCTAGCTCCAGAGATGCAAACATTTGTACGAACTAAAGAAGATCATCTGCAAGATTTGTATGGGGATGATCTATGGGATTATGGTGGTGGTTCGGTCGGTATCATTGGATATACATCACGAGAAGTGATCTTTAATGATACGACAATGGATATTCATGAATTGGCAGGTACACAGGTTGCGGGTGTAGAAGTTACTCCGTACATGCGTTCTCGCAGAATCAACTTTGTTGCCAAAGGTCTACGTCCTAACACCAAGATGTTCGCATTCTTCGGTGACAAGGATGTAAGTTCATGGGTACGTCAGGAAGCGACGACTCAACGATTCGCAGACGACCCACAAGAGTTTGGAAGTCAGTATGCGTCTGCAACTGAGTACCCAGCTGATCTAGGTGGCCCAACTGCACTACAGACAGACGGATCTGGAAAACTAATTGGTTCGTTCTTCTT